TTGTGCCTGACGATCACGATCTGTCTTCGCCTCTTCCAACTTCTGATTCAGCAGCAGATCCTGCACCGAGCCAGCACGCGCCTGCTGGTAGCCCTGCTGGCCAGCTTGCAGTGCCGAGCCAAGGGCTTGGCCAAGGCCGATGGGGGTGGTGCTACGGCCACTGGCTTGCAGCAGTGCAGCAGCCGCCGCCAGCGTAGCGTTGCGGCCCATCAGCTTGCGCTGGTCTTCACTCAGCAGCGCATCAAGACCCGTGGGCGTGCCACCCTGCATGCCGCCCTGCATGCCGCCAAACATGTTGCCAAAATTTGCAAAATCAAATGGTGTTGACATTTTTATCCCCTTAACCACCAAGCAAGCCAAGAATGCCGCCACCGATTGCACCGACAGGGCCAAACAGTTGGCCGCCAGCCAAAGCACCGCCCAAAGCACCCGATGCAACATTTCGGCTGTAAGGGGTTGATGTGGTGCGACCCAAGTCGGCAGGGTTTGCACCCAAGCTGGACTGGACAATGCCCAGTTTTTGCAGGCCGATGTTGCGGATCGCATCCATCTGCTGCTGCTCAAAAGCCTGACGCGCACCGCCAAGTGCCATCACATTCTGACCGCCTTGGAGGTTCTGGCCACGGGCATATTGAGCCAACTGGGCAGCCTGACCATAGCCCTGATTGCGCAGGTTCGCTGACAGGTCAGCGGCCTGCTTCAAGGCAGCGGCATTGGTCAGTGAAGACTGCACACCTTGGCGTGAGCCACCAAAGGCCCGAGCTTGTGTGGCGGCCTGACGATCCCTGATGTCTTGCATCTGGCGGCTTGACTCAATATCGCCAAGGCTGCGGTCAATGACTTCCTGCTGGTAAGGATTCATAAACGCATTGATGTCTGCCCCACTGAACGGGGTCAGTGACTGGTTGACGATCTGCCGTTCTCCAGCCGTATACAGAGGGTTGTAGCCAGCAAACTGCTGGACGGGCAATGCCCCCGCAACACCTTGAGCCTGACGAAAGTTTGTCAGAAATGCCTCTTTGATCTGTGGATCAATTGAAGTTGAGGATGTTTGAGTTCCACCTTTAGACATTTTTTTCCCCTTATCCGAGTAAAGATTTCATTTTTTTGGCAGGAATCTTGCCATCGTTGATCATGTCCAGCAGCCCTTGGCCGTACTTCTTGACCGCTGATTTCTTGATGACATATTCGCCAAGCTGCAACATGCCAGTGCCGTCATCTGGGCCTGCTGGGTTGGGGCCGCCAACTTTGTCAACTAGGCCGCCCATGTTGTACTGGCCTTCACCGAAGCTGCTACTGCCGCCGCCGTCACTGTAGCCACCATATCCACCGCTGTCTCCAGCGGTATTTTGGTCAGAAATGGATTGAGTCGCTGCGGCATCAACACCCTCTGACTCAGCAGGGTTGCCGACTCCGGTCATGGAGCTTCCGTAGCCATAGGATGGTTGGCCAGCATAGGTTCCAGCGTTTTCCACTGTTACATCAAATGAAGGCTGGGACGAAAGGCCCAGCATTGCTCCGATAAGGCCGTTGCTGAGTGATTGATTGGAGCCGTAAGTAGCTGGGCCGCTGAAGCCGCCGCTGTTGACACCGATAGCACTGCCGCCACCACCACCGCCGCCGCCACCGCCAAGAAGGCCGCTGAGATTTAGGCGACTGTTTGATCCCACAAATGCGTTGTTGTAGAGTGCTGGATCGTAGCCACCAATTGCGCCACCAGGTGAATAAGCGTATGGGTTTTGCCGCACTGGCATCTGAGACATGATCTGTGAGTACGGGTCGCTGCCATAGCCCATCTGCCCCGTGATCTGCGAGTACGGGTCGCTGCCTGCGTCAATAGATGCCTTTGGCATAGCCATAGGCTCGGGCTGGTTGTATGGGAGAAATTGACGGCGTTCAAATTCACCAATGCCAGCCTCAAGCGGCGGTTGATTAGTTGGGTTTTCAACACCAGCGGCTTTGGCATACGCTGGGTTGTTGTACACCTGACCATCAGGGCCATAAACAAGCTGTTGTGTAGATGCTTCACCCAATCCTGGCATACTCATATCAACTCCTTTGAGAGAATAAACCATTGCGGCTGATATCCCTCGTCTTTTAAAAATGTACGCTCCCATCCCTTGCGGCCTGCAAGCGTCACCCTTGTACATCCCACAGACTTTCCCCATGCCTCAATGTGTGGCCGCATTTTCTTGAGTTCATCAAGATTGCCACCAGCAAGAAAAAAATGTAAATTTTTTAACTTCGGATAAACAAGAATCTCTGTCACCACCGCTGAACTTTGTCCAGGCCATAACTGGTATCGATCCGACATTATCCCAGCCGCTATGTCATCGAGTGTGTGAGTCCCACCACTGTATTCTAAAGCCGCATCAATCCACTGGCGACATCGGTTGATCTCAAAAATTCTATCCATCATCGCTTGCCGCTGGCCACCGCATCCAGCCGCATCACGCCGATGCGCCAATCAGCCAAAACAGCACCCGTCACTTTGACATTGACCTGACGCGCCATAAACCGGACATCCGTAGGGTTGGCCGCCGTGTATGGCCCAAAGGTTGACTGAGCGCCTGTCGGGTAATTGCGGGTCTTGAATGAAACCACCGCTTCGCCAAGTGTCTGCTCATCTGGAACAACTTGCCGCACCGACATCAGGTTGTCGCCGTTGCCAAGCTGCACTGGCCCAGACTCAGCGTAGATGCTGGCGCTGTCATAGGCAAATCCCACTTCGTGCTCGTAGATGTAGCCATCAGATGACACCAGCAGCGGGTTGGTAAACACACCCGCATCAGTGCCAGCGGTACGGGCCAACATGCCGATATTCCAGTGGTTTTCGCGGTAGTTGTAGGTGACATAGCTGTCATTCTCATTGCTGCCGCTGCTTGGGTAATACCACCAGATCTCACCAAACTGGCTGTTGTGGACAGCGTAGACCTTGGATGCTTGGTTGAAGTTTATGTTGCTGAACACATAGTCAGACACATCACTTGGCAGGGGCTTGACATAGCCGTCATAAGTCCAGAAACCGGACTTGCTCATCCAGATGGCCGCCGTGTCAATGGCCGCCACAGATTGAGCCGAGATCAGGCCGCAGCCAGATCCGGCCTTCTCAAAGCCATAGATGAATGGTGCGCCAATGTAGTTGGCCGTATGTACATCCACATCGGTAAACAGCAGGTTGACGCCCTTGACGCGCTTGCCGGCCAGCAGAGTGCCAGGTGTAGCCAACTCAAAATCACCAGCCTGATTGGTGGCCGCAGGCGTCCAGACTGTATTGTCCTCTTGGTCACACCACTGCACCCTGCGTGGATTGCCACCAGCGCCGAGTGCAAACAGAATGCGCTCGGCAGTGACCAAGAGAGCCTTGTTGCCCGTTGGGGCGTTGGTGATGGCCGCTGCCAAGGTCGGCGTTGTAAACCCAAGCTGCCACTCGTACAGTTTGCCGTCAGCGCTTGAGCAGGCCACCAGATACTCGCCCCAAGTGTCCAAGCTCCATGTGGTGGCTGGGATCAGCCCACCCAAGTCAGGTCGGGCCACGCCATAGGCGTATGTGCCATAGGTGCTGTAGCCATAGCCGGTTTTGATCGTGGCATCGGCAATGCCGGAAGTGATGCCGGTTGGTGTGATTTCCTTGAGTGTCCCCGCCTCGTTCATGGCGTACAGCTTGGACTGTGTACCGGCGGCAATGAATCGCTCACCGCTGTTGTTGCGCCAAGTGATGAACCCCCTGCACAAACCCGTCATCTGGCTTGCCGAGCGTTTCCTCCAGCCGCCCATAGGCCGCAGGGTGTTCTCGTACCAGCGCACCAGATTCGCGTCATACCAGCGGCCTGCTGCTTGGTACTCTGTGCCGTTCCTGTAAATGCCTGGAGGGAGTTTGAGTGGGATGTACATGGCTATATTGTCGGTAGGTTGGACACAAAGCTCATCGTGACGATGGCCGATGGCACTGCTGGTCGTGTGGGGCTGGCGCTTGTCCCAAAAGCCTCTATGCTTACGCCAGTATTTTCAGTTCTCCACACAATCTCAATGTAATCATTAGCAGCCATATCAACAAAGAAATTCAATGAAGCAATAATATGGCTAGGGTCGCCAGCAACTTTTCTTGCTGCCAAGTGGAATCTGCTATTTGAGTTTGCAATGTTTGTACCATTCTTGCGAAACCAAATATCCACATCTTGACCATCGTTTGTGGTGTTTTTTAGTTGAATGGAAAACTGCAAGTTCCAGATTCCAGAGTCGGCCACTGTGATTCGACTGTTGCTGGCTATTGTCACGCCATTGCTAAAGTCTGTCGTGTTGAATGTGACGGCGTAGGCCGTGGTGGTGTTGGCCGCCGTCTGGTTGGTTGAGTCCTGAAAAGCCCCGTGCGGGTTGTTCATAAACTTGCCCCCCCTTGGCCCAAACAGTGAGCCAAGGACGGAAGTCAGTTTTCTGGAAAAAATGTTCAGTGCGCCGTTGTTCTCGTTCAAGTTCCGGCGGTCATACACCTCTGGTGGATAACCCAGACTCGGCAGTGAAGGCGTCTCTAATTGTTGCTTGACATTGGCCATGACATGATTATTTCACTTATGCCATGTCTGCGCCTACTTTGCCAACTTCGGCAACCCTGCGACTCCAGCCCTTGCCAAAGGTCGGCCAGTGGGGCAAGTCCATCAGGAATGACAGTCTGCGCTTGCCATAATCGTCAACCAGATCGCCCTCAAATGCAGCCACAGCCTGCAAAGTCTTTGGGCCGATGCCGCCGTCAGGATCAACCCCTACGCACGCTTGCAGCCACTTTGCAGCCCGACCTGGGCCGCTGTTCACCGCCGCATCGAACACCACATAGTCCACGCCAGCCGGTAGCTCATCGCCCTTGACCTTATCCCAATACTTGGCCTTGTACATCGGGCCAACAATCTCAGGGGTCAGGCCGCGCATGGTTTTTTCATCCACCTCATGGCCCACCCACTCCTCCCAGACCTTCTTGGTCACGCCGAGGTTGGTCATGCCGCCTGGGTCAGACGGATGGTTTACAAAGCCGCCTTCATGGTGCAGCACTGCGGCCAGTGCGGAGTCAAAGTTTTCTTTCATTTCACTGGCCCTGACTTAGAGAGTAAATCGGTCTTGGCCTGTGAGCCAGCGGATGATCCAAAGTAATAGGCAATTATTCCTGTCCACGCCGTGCCAAGTGAACCCAGCATCATCAAGATGGCAGGGTTGCTGTCATCTAGCTTGTTGAAAAACATCAGCGTCATAATGGCAAAAAACCCGACAGTGACAGCACCGGCCAGCAATGGCGGCATCATTGAGCGAGTCGCAGCCTGCATATCACGCGCAGACTTGCGGTCCTCAACTTCTAGCTTTTCAAAGTTAAGGCCAAGCTCCTGCGCTTGCTTTTGCAACTCGATCTCAGCAATCTTGACTTGAGCAATCTGCTCTGCTGACAGCTTGTTGTTGGAGATCAGGTCGCCAACTTTGTCGGGGTCAACACCGATGGCCTTGGAGATGGCAGACACTGCCATGCCGGCCAGTGGGCCACCCATTGCCGTGGCAATCGTTGGTGCAATTTGTTTAAGCCAATCCATTACTGTTTACTCCTTGAAAGCATTGTTGCGGCAATTTGCAGCATTGCACGGGCGCTGTCGAGATCTTCTGGCTCAGTAGCCCAGCCGACTGTGATCTGCCCAACAAAGCGACCTGGCTCTGGGGGGATGCCAACCCGACAGGTGTAGCCCACGCCCCTGGTTATGTACCACAGCCCCATCTCGGACTGCGCTGACTTGTACTCACCGCAAGGAATCTCACTTGCCATCAACCTGACCACATCGGCATTGTTGGCTGCGTTCTGCGTAAACAGCCCCACATCCAGCCCATCGTTGGTCTTGTCCCTGCCGTCCTTGGCGTAGGCGCGGTGCAGGACGCGAGTGCCAAACATCGTATTGACCTTGAACACCGCCACCACGATAGCGCCCGACTGCTTGAACAGGTGCGCCGCTGCGTCCTCTACGCGATCCTCTGCAATCGTTGGAATCTTCTTGGACTCCTTGTAAGCGCCGATCAGCAAGTCTTGGTTTGTATATACAAAGTATCCCGCAAAGGTCAGGACAGCCATCAGCACCATCGCAAACAGACGGAACGGGCTGGACACATAGGCCAGCACCTTGTCAACCAGGTTGAGGCGCTCGTCTGCCATCAGCACTTACCTCCGCACTGCTGCATGGCCTCGTAGACAACCCAGCCAACCCCGCCACAGACCAGCAAGAAAATCAGGAGCATCAGCACGATGGTGATGACCTCATCCATTTCTTTCTTGTGCTTGGCTGCTGCCGCCTTGCGCTTGCCCTCGGCAATGGCATGATCGCGCTCGATCTTCGCAGTGCGGGCAACGATCTTTTGCCACACATCCATCTTGTTGGACGAGAAGAAGAGCATCTTGATCTCTTCCTCAAATGCACGGGCGCTCTCAATCGCCATCTCAAGCTCAATGGCTTGGCCTTTGGCTGACCCTGAAAAGCCACCCTTGCTGACCACTTCGATTGCGTCAGCCTTGGCGCTGAAGTACTGGCCTAAGACGGGGCCAAGACTTTCAATGTCCTGCACCGTAGCCACGGTTTTCTTGACCAGCTTGACGGCTGTTGAAATTGCGGCAAGGGCCGTGAATGGATCGATCACTTCTTTCTCTCCCGCCACTTCAAGCACCAGACCAGCAGCCGGTCAGACGACCACGACCACCTCACACACTCAAAGACAGGCGCGGGGGCTTGGACTGCTGGCGGTGGTGGCGGCAGCGCGTCCATCTCAGCGTACCTTGAAGTGATCCCAGAAAGCCACAGCCGCCACGAACAGACCGCCCAGCCACAGCAGGGGCTTGGCTAGGTGGCTGAGAGTCTCCAGCACCTTGAACGCGCCCTGTGCGGCAACAAACGCTGCCGTCACATCCTTGGTGCTGGTGGTCAGGGCATCGACCTTAACCTCGACAGCAACAAGCCTGTCGTAGATTTCACGGTGAGTGATGTCTTCGGTCATGGTGCAGACTCAAGTGCTGTGATGCGGGTTGTCAGGGCTGTGATGAGGGTCTGCTGCTCTTGGATGGCTTTAAACAAAACAGCGGTAAGTTTGTCGTAACTTACACCACCGGCAACAAGTTCAATATCTTCTTCATTTCCTGTCAAAACTGACTTTAAAACCATCGGCACAAACTCAGGTAGTATTTCTACAACTTCGTCCGCAATTAAGCCAATTTCAGTTTGACCACTATCAACGCGAGTGTATTGACGCGCTTTTATTTGCAATGCCTCAGCAAGTCCGTAAGGGCTATTAACAATATTTGTTTTTACCAAGCGAGATGATGTGTCGTATGTAACTGCTCCTGTGGTTGAGTTCCATTTCAATGGATAAGTACCAGCACCAGCAGAAAGCGCAGCAGTCGCTATTGCAAACTTTCCGTCAATTGTTCCCGATCCTCCCACTACTAACCCACGCAAACAGAGCAAGTTACCGCTGGAGTCGATGCGCATACGTGCTGTGGCGTTGGTGAAAAACACCATTGGGTATGCACCTGTTGCATAAAATACAGACGCATAAGGCGCAGAAGTTCCAAATGTGCCACCTGTAATATCTTCACGACCTATATAAAAATCACCACCAGTATTATTAAATGTTGAGTAAACAGCATT